GTTGAATACCTGTGGTTGCACTTTCCGTTGTTACAATACCTACGTCTTGAGAATCGATTGCCAAGGTCACGGCATTCCATAACGTGGGTTGTTGAGCTGCATTTTGGGCATAATTTGACCATTTATTGTTTAACCCTATATATGGTGATTTTAAAATATGTTGCCACTATATGGTGATTATTATCGACAACATCAGTGTTTTTGTGGTTAAAATACATTAGCAAATCGTTCGCTATCCCACATGATCTGTCCGTGTCGCTTCGATCTGCAATGGCTTCTCCTCTGGTTCCCTTCCCTCGATTAGCTCTATTGGTTCAGCGTTGCGATCACCAATCGTGAATGTGACGTTGAGTGGCTTTGCTCCAGTGTTCTCTATTTCGATTTTATCGCCGTACTGACGAGCGTTCCATTTACCTAGTAAGCGTAGTCTAGTATCGATGCGTACGCGCTTCTCTGCTGCGTCTAGCATTGGATCATCTGCGATGCGAATGCAATCATCTGCGAGTGCGTGAGTGCCGATTTTTCTTGCGTGTGCGGATTTGTTGCGAAAGTTTTCGTTGGAAGATTCCCAACGCCATACTGTGGAGTAGTTTGGCATACCTTCTAGATTACAGATGGATGATAGTGTTTGACCTATTGAAAGACGTTCACAGATTTCCTCTGCGATCTCCTCGTTATACTCTGGAGGTCTACCCATTTTCTTAGATGGTTTAAAGCTCATGTGGTGTCTGTGACTGCTTGGGTTTACGCTTTGGTAATCCTGACTTCGGTTCGTTGCTCGGCTTGGGTTTTGACTTTAACTTGCGAGAACGTGATTTCGACGCTTTCGGGGTTATCGTCTCGGATGAGTTTGGAGTAGCGGATTTGGTCAATGAGAGGTTTGCTTCCTCCAGCAAGATTATCAACGTCGAGAGTCTTGGTGGAGTATCTTGTAATTGAGAGAGTGTAGAGCGGATTGCACTTAGCAGTGCAGTCCTCGCTAGGTTCTTTTGCTTTTGGTATTTTGACCAGTGAGCGTTTAGGAGCGTGTTGAGTGAGGGTGTCAGGTAGCCTTCTAGCTGGAGAGTTAAACTTGTTTGCATGATAGTAATAGTGTCCGTCTGGTGCGAGGGTGTAGCCTTTCTCTTTGAGTTGTTCAGTTGTCCAGTTCATTGTTCGATTAAGTAATCTTCTGGGTTGGGATCCTGTTGTGCTTCGATTGTTTTACCGCAGGTGATGCACTTGCAGTTGCCGTGATCATCGACGCTCATGACGTTGTCGCAGCACTCTGGCACTTCTTCTTGTTCGGGTGGGTCATTCCAATATTCGTTCATAGCGGGTATAGTTGTACATGATTGTGTGGATTTATACCTTATCTAGATCATTTAGCCAGCACTGCATAAGCGGAACTGATGATGTTGGGTTTAAAGAAGACTTCCTTTAGGTTGCATTCATCCTCGCAATACATTTCATCGACTTGTATTTCATTATTAACTATGCAAGTTGCAAGGTGGAATCGTTTTGGAAGTTCAAACAATTGTGCTTCTGCTGGGTCTGCTTCTGCGTCGAGATCCCAGAACAGATCCACTAAAGTTTTTGCTTGTAATATTGATATTGTGCCGTTGGGCCATTTTGCTAGGTATGTTTTCATTTGGATATTTAAAATTGCTTTAGTTTGTCTTGATCCAAGGCGTAGCCTTCTCCGTGACCAAGGTTGACTATGTTCTCTTCTTTGATGAGGTCTTCCCTCCATGCCCAACCAACGTAGTTGAGTGCTGGAGCGTCTACAACGCACAGGACATAGACATCAACATCTGGGTTTGCCTTGAGCGTGGATAGTAGCCGGGCTTTTGTGTGTCTTGATGCTTTGATGTCGTATCTGTTGCCACTTGGCATTACGCCGTCAGCGGATCCACTCCTTGGTGATAGACCAAGGTCAGGGAATACATTTATTAACTTGGCAAATCCGTACTCTGCCATCATTCCGATCACATCTGCTTCTGCCCCGTCTTGGTTGCCAATCTTGGCATCCTTGACTCCATTGCTTCGTGCAATGAGTGAACGCATTCTGCCAATGAGTTGACATATCTGCACCTCGTCAGGCTTGAGTGTTAGTTGCATTGTTTATCGTGATTGCTGAATGAATTTGAGTGCGATTGCCATTATCTCAGGGTAGTCCCGTAGTGACTCTAGGTACTGGGCAAACATATCATCGATTGCCTGTTCAGCAAACGGGTCAGGAATGATCTCACATTTGACCTGTGCGTCCTCCAGATCCTTGTTGGCTGCCCTTAGTGCAAAGATGGCAGCGGAGCAGAATACGGACAATTGTGCGGCAATGGAGCGATAGTCCTTGTCGCATTCCTTCAGACGTTCAACCTCGGAGGCGTAGTGCGGTTCGCTCATGGGTTTTATCTTTCCTTTTTGCGGTAGTCTCTAACCTCAGCTTGCAGCACTTGATTGCTTTCGGACATTTGCTGCGCCAAATCTTTCACCTCATCACGTTCTTGGCAGTATCGTTCAGCACGGCACTCAGCCTGTGCAATTTGAGATAAAGCATCATCGCGCTCGCGCTCAAGCTGTCTTGCGTGTTTCCATATAACCGGATGAGAGAACTTTGCCGCACTTCCAAGTTCATTTTCGAGATGATCTGTCTCTGGTGTATCACTCATTTCCATCCCTCCTTGAGTTAGTCGAGTTCGGCGCGAAGTAATCTGCTGTTATAATTTTGTTCATATATTTATAAAATGGGGTGTGAGGTTTTATGTAGTTGCCTCACAGGGTCAAATGATAACCAGCCCACATGGTGGCCGCTACAATCCCTTAAAATTGGTCAGCGTTTTTTCGGATGCGCTGCCCCCGTTGTCCCCTGCTATCTACGGGACTGACCTATGTAGAGTAGCGAGGAAAGTGTTAGTTAAAACGGAATCGAGTCTCCGTCATCATCCTTGGCCCGTGCTGGAGCGGATTTGGCCTTTGCAGGGGTTTTGGTTGCGCTTTGATCCTTTGGCTTGACTGACAAGCTAAAGAACTTCTTGCCATCCTTCTTGGACTCCTTGATCCACCCGTTGAGCCAGTAGTCAGTTCCCTCAATGTTGATGGATCCGTTGTAGTCTGGATGAGTGTCCAGTTCTTTGCGGTCATTCTTGAAGAGTGATCCGCGATTAGTGTTATCGTATTGGTCTGCCATATTATTGTTATAGTTAGTTTATATTATTGCATCGTTTTTGTGGTGATGCCACCAAGTCTGCATTAGTTTGCAGAAAGTGTTAAGTTATGTGCTATTACTCCTCCTCGGATAGAATGCCTTGGTCTATGTCCCTTGCCTCGCATTTAGAGTTGTGACGTTCCTCTGCGTAGTCGCTGCTGTGGTCATCGTCTGGATCGTACATATCAATAGTAGTTGAACGTGTTGCCTCCGTAAACCTGATTTGGATTCCTGCGGCTCCACTCATCGTGGAAATGCTGTGCGTCAGAGTCGATGCGCTCGGCCTTGTCAGCGAAGTGTTGCTCAGGGTCTTGGTGGTTGCGGTTAACCCGTGGAGATTCGTCATCATCCTGCGGGTCGAAGTCTGGTAGTGTTTTCATTTGATATGGTGTATTTATTGGACTGACTCCACTACATCTAGGGTCAAAATTCAAAATCGTCAACAGAATTTTCGTCTATGTGTGCAAAATAATTATCGTAGATTTCTTTTGCCTTTTCGTATTTTTCCTGAGCGTCCGCAAACCTAGATTTGGTGCGGGTCTGCCAGATTGCTGTTGCAGTGTCGAGCAGAAAGCAAGCCTCATCGAAGTGGTGATCAATGTTCATCGATTTGTTCAAATCTAGAAATTTCTCCACGCATTTTTACAGGCACAAACACGTCACGTTGACCCCGGCGATTTTTGTCGATTCTTACACGCGAAGTTGATTGGGTTTCTGTTTTCTTCCTGAAGGATGACGCTTCTTTTTTCTTTTCGTCAGGGTGCGAGATGATGACTAAAAAATCAGTGTGGTGACCGATTGCGCGGGACTCGCGTACT